AAGTGGCATTACAGAAATGCGTAAATGGAATTATGACGAAATTCAAACAATCTTTGAAATCTTTAAGGAATATAAAAACAATGCTAAAGACTAAAGACACATCAGCCGTTATTCGTAAACGGATTGAGGATGCCAAGGGTAGATATTGGGCTGGAGATAATATCTCAGACTTTATTGAAGACGGTGAAAAAGAAAAACTAATTGAGGAGACTACAGCAGCCTTTGAAAATGTTCTTGATACATTATTGATTGATCGGCATAATGATCCTAACTCTATGGGAACGGCCAAGCGATTAGCTAAGATGTATTATAATGAAATTATGGCAGGTCGTTATGATCCTGCTCCATCTGCTACAGCATTTCCTAATACAGGTAAGTCTGCTTATCATGGTATGCTTACGGTTCGTTCAGAACTAAAGTCCATGTGTAGTCATCATCACCAACCTGTTACTGGTGTTGCCTATATTGGTATTATTCCTACAGATAAGGTTATTGGTCTATCTAAGTATACACGTATTGCTCAGTGGTGTGCTCGTCGTGGTACTCTACAAGAAGAACTATGTAATGATATTGCTCGTGAGATTATGCTAGCCACAGAATCAGAGAATGTGGCTGTCTATATTCAGGCTAAGCATGGTTGCTGTGAGAATCGTGGTATCATGGCTACTAGCTCATTAACACAGACTACGGTTCTCAAAGGCTTATTTAATACACCTCATGCTAAGTCTGAGTTCTTTGATAATGTGCGTATGCAGGAATTAAATTCAAAATAAATTAAAAAATATCCTTTCTAACCCTTGACTTATCCTCTTTTTGGTATTATATTAATAATATCAGAAGGAGGATTTTTTTATGCTTGATGCTAAGACAGTAAAGGGTATGAATATCAAAGCAGTTGTTGATGATGCTGAATGGCAAGCTGTTCGTAAGGCTCTCATTGGCAATTGGAAAAATAATCATGTTCAGAATGTAAATCTGCTAAGAGAATACTTTGATAAATATAATGATAATCCTTTAGCGATTCGTCGTCTTGTAAATGTATTGACAGGATCTGTTCATCGTGTAGGCCATACAAAAGGTCAAAAAGAAACAGATGCTCTTCGTCGTGATGTTCGTATTGTATGGCGCAATATGCTTGGAGAAGAATGGGATCCAGAAGATCCAAGATATAAGACAGGAGAGATCTAATGAAGACGTTCAAGCAATTCTCAGAGGGACCTAAGGATGCTGCTGGTAAGTCAGTCTTTGTAAAGAAGATTGCTAAGTCAGCTGGTGTTGATTATAAGAAAGCAGGTGCTATAGCAGCGGCTGCTGGTCGTAAGAGAATGGGCGCTGCTAAGTTTAATGCCAAGGCAGCAGCAGGTCGTAGAGCGAGTATACGCGCACGTAAGGCGGGTAAAGTATATAAAGGTTAGTTATGGTATATGTGTTATTAAAGAACAAAGGCGGACAAGTTCTTAAAGACATTAAGTTGAAAGATCCTAAAGGTAAGACTTGGACAGTCACAGGAACATCTCGTAAAGGTATTAATCGTTATTCAATTGGTTTGAAATCAAGTGATGGTTCTACAAGAACTGTTATGAATCATGATATAGCGAAGAAGAAAGATCCTAAGCATGAGCCCTGGTCGGTTGTTGGTGGTTTTCATTCACCTGCAAAGATTGCTAAGATGTATGGTCGTAAGTTAGATCCTGATGCTAATAAACCAAGACCAGAACGTGCTTCATTTTGGAAAATGAAATCTAAACCTGGTAGTCATAATTACAAGCAAAAGAAACGTCTCATGAAAGTGGCTCCTGATCAATACGGTAAGTTTAAAGAAGATTGGGAAGCAAATTTAGAATGGTTAGTGGAGAATAATTTAAATGAAGAATCTTGAAGTATATGTTAATGCAGTGTTCGTAGCTCCTAATCTTGAAAAGAAAAAAGAAGCTATGTATCGTTTAATTGAAACATCTCATGCAAAAAAAGAAACAAAAAAGCTTGCCAAGACTAAGGTAAGTATGTTAAAATCAAATAATCAGGTAGATAAGTATGCTACTAACTATATGTTCTCGGGAGAAGGTCTAAGTGTCTAATAAGGCTAATAAGTTTAACATACATTGGCAGTTGACACGTACACAGGTACGTAAGATCAAAGATGTTGATGCAAAGATTAAATATGTATTGAATTTTCTTAATCGTAATAAGAATGTTCATAATTATGGAAGAGTTCATAATTGGCTAAAGATGACAGGCGTTGCTTATAAAGATGACAAGCGTCAGAAGTTTGTTGATGCTGTATCTAAGCTTGAGGCTAATAAGTCTAAGTATTCTAATACTGCTGATAATGAAAATGATCTTTCAAAGATGTCTAAGGATGATCTTAAATTAGTATATAAAGATCTATCTAAACGTAAGTATGGATTTCAATATAAGTCTGTACCTAAAGCACATACTGATTTTATGGATAAGTTGAAAAAAGCTCTAGAGGATTAATGTTTGCAAAGTGGACCGAAGTCAACGGTATTAAGTGTCAGGGTAAAACCGAAGCTCGTACCTGCCAGGCTTTATTTGATTTAGGATTTAATGTTAAGAGAGGTAAGTTTGTAGAAACACCTCATGGTCGTTATACACCAGACTTTGACATTGGATCATTATATATAGAAGTAAAGGGTATTAATTCCTGGTATCAGGCTTGTGGTATGGTTCCCATGATGGAAAATGCAAGAGACCCCAAGCTTGCTAAGATTACAGATACATCTCTCAAAAAAATGTTACATGTTAATAAGATTAAGCCGGTCTATGTATTTGTAGACTTGACTTCTTCTAAAAAAGCTTTATTATCTATGGATAGACCGAATACAGAACTTAATGTGTTATACGGTTATCCAAATGAATTGAAGGAATTTTTATATGAATTTACCACTGATCTCTCACGAGATACCACACTCTCTGGCTGAGGCTGAACATGCTGGAGATTATGACATTAACGACTATCTTTTCGTTCTTCTACATCGTTATATGTCTGACGATCGTTATAGGAGTATTGTGGATTCTTATAAGGGTTTTACCATTCTTGATAATAGTTGCTTTGAGTTGGGTTCTGCTCTCTCTAATGAACTTATTGTAGAGTATGTAGAAAAGATTAAACCTGATGTATTTGTATTACCTGATGTATTAGGAAATATGGAACAGACAATTGATAGATCACATGACTTCTTAAATAAGTATCCTGAATTAGAATCTAAAGCAATGGCTGTAGTGCAGGGTGATACGCCAAAAGAGTTTAAAGACTGTTATGAATGGTTTGATGAGAACTGTCCCAACCTAGCAATGATTGGTATTCCGTTTTGTTTCAATTGGGCATTCCGTAAAAACCTAAATCCCGTATCACATGCAATGGAACGTGTAGATCTTATTGATATGTTACTAAATGAGGGAGTAATTCGTAAGACGACTAAACACCATCTATTGGGTACTTGGTGGGCTCCAGAGTTTGGTTATTATTATCAACAGGATTGGATATATTCTATTGATACCTCAAATCCTATTGCAGCTGCTATTGATGGAGATAGATATCCAATTGAGCATAAGCCCAAAATAAAATTTGATGAATTTGTAGATATGGACTTGAAAGAAATCAATATTGATGATATAATTTTTAATGTAAATGTATTTAAGGAATATGTTAAAAGATGAGTGAAGATAAAATTAATCCGTCACACTATCAAGCACCTGGCGGTTATCAGGCTATTGATATTATAGAATACTTTAATTTAAATTTTGCTCGAGGCAATGCTGTTAAGTATTTGTTACGAGCTGGTAATAAAGCCGAGAACGGTTACGAAGCGATTGATAAAGAAATCGAAGACCTAGAAAAATCTGGTTGGTATGTAATGCGAGAAATTAAACGGCTCAGGGCTTTAAAAGAAAGTGGCGAACTTTCTTTTAAAAAGTAAGTGGTTCATAATAGCTAACCACTCTAAACAACACACTGCTATTAATACGGAGAAAACATGAAAAATATTGTCGTATCATTATCTGGGGGAATGGATTCCTCTACACTGTTATTACGTTCTATCAAGGAAGTGGGTGCATCTAATGTAACCGCTCTTTCTTTTAATTATGGACAAAAGCATGTATGTGAATTAGAACGAGCCAAGGAATTGGTTAAGTATCTGGCATCTAAGGGACATACGATTAAATATCAACCTATTGAATTAAAGGGCCTACAACAATTACTATCATCTGCTTTAGTTACTGGTGGTGATGATGTACCAGAAGGTCATTACGAAGAAGATACAATGAAAGAGACAGTTGTACCTAATCGTAATAAAATCTTTGCATCTATTGTTCAGGCAGCTGCTCTTTCTGTCGTAAAAGATACTAATGAAGAAACAGCTATTGCTCTTGGTATTCATGCTGGCGACCATGCAGTCTATCCTGATTGTCGTCAAGAGTTCCGCGATGCTGATGATGCAGCCTTCCGTGAAGGTAATTGGGACGCCGAAAAGGTAACCTACTTTACACCATACCTACTTGGAGATAAGTATGATATTCTTCAAGATGGGGAGGGACTTTGTGACGAATTGGGGTTAGAATTTGATGAGGTATATAAACGTACCAACACATCATATAAGCCTATGATGCATAATGGAGTATGGTATTCAGACTATAAGAGTTCATCTTCGATCGAACGTATTGAAGCATTTATTAAATTGGATCGTGATGATCCTGTTTCATATGCAGATGAATTTGGTCCAGTACCATATCTTACCGCGCGCAATTGGGCTGAGAAAGTTCTTAAGGAGCATGCAGCATGAGCATGATTAATATTGGTGGCAGTAATGCCACCTCTAATCTAACTAATATTTTACCTAAAGATGTTCAGCCCAATGCTGTAGATCTACGTCTAGGTAAGGTATATAAAATTATAGATAATGTTTTCACAATTGATGAAGATCATAAGTCTCATCGTGGATCCGCTGAGTATGAAGTATGGGAAGACGGATACTACTATTTGTATCCAAGTGCTTATGAAGTTATTATGGAGAATGAAATACATGTGGGACCAGATGAAGCGGGATTTGTCATTACCCGGAGTACTCTTAATCGTAACGGGTGTTATATTACTTCAGGTCTCTATGATACTGGCTATCATGGGGTTATGGCTGGGGTCTTGCACGTAACAACTGGATTGATGCGTATTAAACCAGGAACTAGAATTGGTCAGTATCTAAACTGGAAGGCAGAAGCTCTAAGCAGTTATGATGGTGATTACGGAAAGGGGAAGGAGCATGATCAAAAATATGAGTAGAGGTATTCGTATGATGAAATCGGCAGCTGCACGACTGCGTCGACGTGAAAATAAAAAAGTAATAAAAGAACGACAAGAAAATTTTTATTCTAAGATGCGTAGATTGAGAAAGAAAAATGTTCACAATTGAATTTGATATGGATGAAACTCTTATCACTATTATGGACAACACGGGAGAGCTCGAAGATGTTGGTGCTCTCCTTTATGAAGACTATTGTCATATAAGACAATGGAATGAAAAAACACAAAGATATGATGTCATTACAATGAAACCAGAAATGTATCTAAAACTTATGAAAGCATTTAACCTTGAAGAAGGTGCTTATGATATCGTAACTGTGGAGAGAGATTAAAATGCAAACAGAACCATTATATCCATATTACTTTGCACATGGCTATTTGCCTGGTAATACTATTACACAAAGTATGGTAGATAATATAAAGGCTCTTCCTAAGGCACCTAACACCTTTAATTCAAAAAGTCAAAGTAACTATGTACTTAACCACATTGATTGGTTACAACCGCTTAAAGCTGAAATACAAAATTTGATTAATGATGCTTATTATAATGACTGGGGAGTGCCAAGAGAAAGGCTAACACCCGTTATTACTCAAAGTTGGTTTACTTATTCTCAACCAAGGGAGAAAATGCATAATCATGCACATCCCAATAGTTTATTAAGTGGTGTTGTTTATATTGAAGCTGATCCAAATGTAGACGAAATTTATATTGAAAGACCCCATAAGTATCATCGTCTGATGCATTATCCAGTTAAACAAAATCAATGGACTTCAAATCAATATGTTCATAACGTTGGTCAAGGTACTGCAATACTTTTTGATTCTCAATTAAATCATTATTTCAATGAGGTTAGTGAAACGCAACCTCAACGTATAAGTCTTGCATTTAATACATTTCTTGAGGGCACATTTGGTGATGATGAATTACTTACAGGTCTACATTTAAAAGTAGGTAGACCGGGTTGACATTTGACTTTATATGCCCTATATTAATACTATAGGAGGATATATTATGAGTAATCAACGTGGTGGTAAATGGAAGCCGGCTTCTCTAGATAACGGTACAAGTGATATGCGTATACGGAATTTCTTTCGTACATGTGTAAGGGCTTTAGAAGATGAACCTGACGCTCAATTTTACTTTGAGCAGATAGTAGATCATATCAATCAGGGTGGTAGTATTATGACGGACGATCTTACAACCGTCCGCCGTATCTTAGGAGCTTAGTCTTTTTTCTCTCCGCTCTTGCCTTTTGAGTAGGCCTGAGCACCAAAGAATGCTGCAACCAAACCAGCAATAGCCACAAAGTAAGTAGGTGCGATATCACCTACGATCTGAGCGGCGCCCTCTATTCCTAATACAGAGGTGATCATAATAAGGACCGGATACAAGAGCATGCCCCATAGTGCAAACCATGCCATTGCTCTTATCTGGTCCTCTTTTTTATCTTCATTCTCTTGCATCTTTTTACGATGCTCAAACTCTGCTATTTCTTTAGCACGAGCCATTTCTTCATCAGTAATGATTCCATCTCCGTCAGCATCTAAATGAGCATAGATGGAATCAGCCTGCATCATTTTTGCTTCTTGTTTTTTATCCGCCATCGTTTTCATCTCCACTCCGAATGCGTTTTTCTCAGCCATCTGTATAGACGTCCTCTACATAATCATCACTACCAGCAGGATTCATTATTACATTACCAAACTCTGCTGCAGCCCATGTCATTACTAAGATAGCCAATAGGCCTATAAAAACCCATTTCATTTTCATGTCATCCACGATCATTTTAATCCCAATCATTTCATTGCCAAGAACTCTAAACTGCAATTCCATTTTACCTTCTGGAGTATCTTCATCTCTAATTGTATTTGGTATTTTGTCCTCAGCCATAATTATTTCCTTTTTTCTGTGTATTTATGCAAATTAAACGTTGACATTTGGTTCAAGGGGCCTTATATATAAACTATGAATAGTAGAGCAGTAAACATAATAAGTGGGACTATAACCATGGGAATGATGGCAAGCGCAATTGCTTTGGCATTGATTTATCCTCAGGTAGATCCTGAGCAGCATAAATGTCTGTCATTAAATGTTTATCATGAGGCAAGAGGTGAAAGAGTAGAAGGTCAAATAGCAGTAGCTCAGGTTACTCTTAATCGTAAGGCAGATAATCGTTGGCCAGATACTATATGTGGAGTTGTTTATCAGGATAAACAATTTAGTTGGACACATACAATTAAAGATCATAATCCAAAAGAGGAAGCAGCTTGGAAACAGGCTCAGATCATAGCTCGTGATGTTATGATCGGCAATGTTGAAGATCCAACAGCAGGTGCTACACATTATCATGCAAGTTGGGTTAATCCTTCTTGGGCCAAAGAATTAAAACTTGCTAAGGTTATAGGTGTACACCTATTTTATGAATAATGTATATTACTCCATGTGTGAGTATATGTGTATTGGAAAATGACATATGCAAAGGTTGTAATAGAACAAAAGAAGAAATTACTAATTGGACTAAGTATAGTGACGAGCAACGGATGACCGTTATGAAGCGTCTTGGTTATGGAAAACGGAATGCTAGAGACAGACGGCGAAGACTATCACGTAATAACTAATGCAGTAGAAATTGCTTCTGCTACACCTGGACTGTATATGGAAATAGGAACTCGTCTAGGCGGTTCAACTAAAGTTATCATTGATGCAATGATTGTGTCCGATACTCCAAATAATCATCTTGTATGTATTGATCCTTATGGTGATTTGCCATATGAAGAAGAAGATAATCTTTGGATTAATTATGATTATGACAATCATATGAAAGCAACTGCTCAGCGTGATTTATACAATTACGTTTTTGATAAACCTATTAATCTTCATTTCTTTATATTAGATGATCAGGAATATTTTTATAGGTATCATGATGGCATACCAGTATACTCTAATGGTGAAAAATACCTTATGGAAAAGTATGCTTTTGTATACTTTGATGGACCTCACTCTACTCATTCAGTAATGGCAGAGATTCAATTCTTTATGACTAACAATCGTATTAGTCCAGGCACTGTATTTGTATTTGATGATGTTAAAAAGTATAATCATGATTACATTGATGATTACTTGAATAGAAATTATTTTGAAAAAATAGAAGAAACAGATTTTAAAATATCTTATAGAAAGCTATGATGAAAATGTCATAAAACTTTCATAAAACTCGCATTTTTTTCCCTCACTTTTTTTATACATACTCACGTCAGCAATCCGGCTGTCTTAATACAGGAAATTTTTTATGAAAAATCTACTATCTTTAACAGCCGCATTTGCTATGGCGGCTTCTCTTGCTCATGCACGTGACTACGTGCACATTGCAGGTTCATCAACAGTATTACCTTACGCGACAATCGTTGCGGAAGCTTTTGGAGATAATTTTGATTTCCCAACTCCAGTAGTTGAGTCAGGTGGCTCAGGTGCAGGCAGAAAAAAACTATGTCAAGGTGTTGGAAGTAACACTATTGATATTGCCAATTCTTCATCGCTTATGAAACCAGAAGAAGCAGAAAGATGCGCACAAGCAATTGACTTTAAAAAAGTTCAAATCGGTTATGATGGTATTGTATTTGCAAGTCGTTTAGAAACCAAAGGGTTTGAAAATTTAACACCAGCACAAATTTATTTAGCAGTATCAGATAAATCAACAGCAACAAACTGGCAGGATGTAGATCCTTCAATGCCAGATCGTCCTATCAAAGTTTTTCTACCAGGCACCAAGCATGGTACCCGTGAAGTGTTTGATAAGAAAGTTATGGTAGCAGGCTGTAAAGCAGTTGGATCATACGATGTGTTTAAAGCAGATCTTGGTGACAAGAAAAAAGCAGAACGTGAATGTATGAAAGTTCGCACTGATGGGCTAAGTGTAGATATTGACGGTGACTATACAGAAACATTAGCAAGCCTAAGTACAAATCCTGATGGTATTGGTGTTTTTGGACTATCGTTCCTACTAAACAATACAGATACAATCTACGCTGCAACAATCAACGGTGTTGAAGCAAGCACAGAAACTATCGCAAGTGGTGAGTATCCGATTAGCCGCCCACTACAGTTTTATGTTAAAATGAATCACTTAGATGCTATTCCAGGGTTAAAAGAATACATTGAGTTCTTTGTATCAGATGAGATTGCTGGCCCAGACGGTCCATTGGCAGAGTATGGTCTTGTATCAGATCCTGAACTAGAAGCAACACAAGATATGGTTGCTAACTGGTAGGACCTAAAGGCCCTAATATAAAATAATAAATTAAGGGGTTGCAATTTGCTTCCCCTTTTTTTATAATTATATGGTAAATGTTATAAAGGTTATATGGACTCCGGGGCGGTACCGGACGCCTCCACCATAAGCACATTTAGATAAGTGTGTTTTTATGGGGGCGAAATAGGTTTCGACATGTAGTCAAGTTTACAAATTACAAATGCAAACGATAATTTTGCACCATCTGGTTTTGCTCTAGCAGCGTAAACACAGGGGGCCGGTCACTTGCCTAGCAACAGAAAAGTGACATCTAACAATTTAATTAGGGAATAAAGAAATGAAAATTGCAGCAATTGCAGCAGCAACAATGGTAACACTAGCAGCATGTGGAGCAACAGAAGCAGAAGCAGTAGAGCTTGGTGGTGGCCTTTCAGTTGGCGCGGAACTAGATAATAAATATAACGTCGATGACGAAAAGTTTACAATGACTCTATCTCCAGAAGTTGGTTACGCAGCTTTGGGTGCAGACTTTACAGTAGGTACAGATCTTAATCTATACAACGGTGATGAGTTTGGCTTGAACGAAGACAAAGCACCTACAGTAGATTTTGGCGTAGAGTATGGCGTTGGCCTTTGGGGTCTAACCTCAACAGCATATGCAGAAACAGGTTGGAACTTTGAGACAGAAAAACAGTCAGCTGTTGAACTTGGTCTAAAGTTTAAGTTCTAAGCTATACTAAATATTAGTATCGGGTTGTCACGTAATAGACACGCAGGGAGCCACGGTTAGCTCCCTTTTTTATTTTGAAAGGAGTTCGTATGGACCTACTAGGATATTATACCGCAGGGTTCTTTCTCTGCTTAATAGGTGAGCCACAGGAATATAAAAACTGTGTTGTTTACCGCAGCCCAAATTCGTTTCCTACCGAAGAAATTTGTCATGCATCATTAGTAAATCAAGGTAAGATGCTATGGTATATGTTTGATCAAGAATCATTTGAAGTTGTTGATATACGTTGCATTGAATGGTTGCCAAAGCGTGAGGGTGTATAGCTATATAAATAATGATTAATGTAATAGAAAAAGGAATTTAAATATGAAGAAGCTCCTAGCAATTGGTGCTTTCTTCGTTATGACATCAACCGCATATGCTCAAGTAGCAAATGACGCGGATGGTAATTTTGACAGTACGAGTTATGTTGAAACAAACAATGATAGTACGACTACAACTACGAGCACTGTAACTACTACTAATTCAAATACAAATAATACAACTATTAATAGTACGAATACTAATGCAAACACTAATACTAATAATAGTACTGTGAATAGCACCACTAGTTCGACTAATACAAATACCAATACCAGCAATGTAACAACTACTGGTACTAATACAAATACTAATACAAATAATTCTACTATCAATAATACCACAAATAGTACAGTCAATAGTACTTCTAATAATACATCTAGTGTGACTACTGATAACACAAATACTAATACAAACACTAGTAATAGTACTAATGTTAATACAAATACTAATAGTAATACTAGTGTTAATACAAACACAAACACTAGTAACAGCACAGTAAACAGCACGTCTAGCAATACGAATATTAATGCTAACGTAAATCAAAATACATCAACATCAGATGTAAATCAAAAGATTGAATCTCCCCCTGCATCAGCTATAGCACCTACTATTATGTCAGGTGGTAATGATAATTGTACGGTTACTTGGTCAAGTTCTGTACAGACTCAGATCCTTGGTATGAGTGGTGGTGGACACGTAAGAGATGTTAACTGTGAAAGATTAAAGAACGCAAAGGCTCTTTACAATATGGGTATGAAAGTTGCATCTGTTGCTCTAATGTGCCAAGATGCAAATGTTTTCAAAGCCATGGAAATGGCAGGAACACCTTGTCCATTTGCAGGTACAATTGGTCAAGAAGCTTCCACATTATGGGAAGAAAATCCGGAAGAAAAACCCGTTCCATTAACAAACGAAACAACACCTCATGCTCAAGCAAACTCTATCATTGGCATTGGCTTCTTGTTGGCTATCCTCGCTGCCCTCTAGTGCACAGGATCTAACTCAACAAGATATTAATATGGGAACACTGTATGGTGCTCCCTCCAATCCTGATGACCTATTAGAATATACTGACCGCACATACATGGAGCAGATTGTAAATGATGCTGATTGGTCGGCATCTACAGGCTGCTTGGACGTTTTTTCAAGTAGAAAGTGGAACGGAACATCAGGTGGTAATTGTGCTAATACAGATTATGCAAAAGACACATATACATTTGGTTATAACACAACTGTGATCTCACAAACACAAGATGCAATAAACGATGCACTCAAAATAGTAGGTGTAAATGTTGTGGGGTATCTGTGGCAGTGGAGAGTAAAGAATGCTGATACTAATTTCGAAAGTACAAATGGTCTAAGAGGACAAGATCCTCTTTATGTTAGGGTAATTGTAAAAGATACAACTGGAAATGTTGTAGATGAAAGAGAGTGGGATTATTCATATCATATAGATAACTGGGAACAGAAAAGTGGTATGCAGTGGTTTGATCCATTCATACAAGGTGATGAAATAGATACAATCACTTTGCAGGTTGAAGCCAAGGATGCTGGATATTGGGCTGGGT